CTCGAGAGGCGCAATCCATCCACCAGAGCCCAAATCGTTGCGAACAAACCTGCGCTTAAGGAAAGTACATTCCTCAAGAGTTGTGTAAGGCCTGAGAAGACCATCTTTGCTACCTGAGGTGTAAGTCAAACCGAAAAGCTCTTGCATGTCCCTAGCAACGGTAACCTGGTTGAAAACCTCGGAAACAGAATCGGAAACATTTGTAATGTTATCATCGCCAAAAGTGGCAATGTAAACCCGGTCCCACATATTCACGTAATCACCTGTCGCTTTGACGTAGCATGCAGTCAAGGTGATCAGAGAGTAAAGTGAATTAACCGGCGTGGTGAAAGGATGGCCACTAGGCAAAGACTTGTTCCACTGGTAAACGTGAGATTGGTCCCTGCCATCTCCTCCAAGGTGGCGTGAATTGACAAGCTCAAGCCACAAAACTTCGCGAATTCGAGCGTTCTCAACGCCATCATCATACCAACGATTGATAAAATCAAGAATGGCATAATGAATGTAGGGTTGTTCTGAAGCATCAAAGCGCTTGAAATCACCGTCAAATACCTTGGTTCCCTTTGAACAAAGGTTGGAAGCAAGCTTCCACCACTCACAAAAAGGATTTATACCAGGGCACATGCCAGAATCGGTGTGGTGTTTAAACATCGAAGCCATGAAAGCGCCAAAGTATTGCCTAAAGGCAATAACATAATCCAAAGGAGCACCGCTAATGACACGTGTGGCTCCCGCGTCAACCTTGGCATGCGGTCGGGTCTCGTCTTTCAAAAAATCAGTAAAGATATGTGCCAAACGAACGCCCCTTCTGGCAGAATCAACAATAAAGTCGACACGCTCAAACAAAGCTGCACACTCCTGCGAATCAAAAGAAAACTCGACTGAATCCCCAAAGAAAGCCTTTTTACCAGAGCCCTTATCAAGCACATATGGGTATCCCGCAGAAGTGGAACGTGCAATGGACTTTATCTTAAGCCCTTCAACGCCCAAAACAGCTTCCTCTTTGGTGAAAATGTCACGGGTGTCCATAACAGACAACTCTCGAAACGGTTTCGTGGCCAATGAAACAATGGCCTCCAAGTCAGGAATGACCTTGTACTCAAGATCAGTTTTGTAAGCTTTCAAGCCTTCAAGCATAGGAGAAACGCGCTGACCGTCACCGTTAACAAAAGGTTTCAAGACGGCAGGTCGCTGCGGATTGGGCCCAAAAGCTTGTGCTTCCCCTATAGGAGAAAGCTTAAGCTTAGAATCTGGGCTCAACGAAACCGGCTTGTCCACCTTGCCAATATAGGTAAAACTACCCTCAACAAGTCCGGAACAACCAATAACGCCAGCCTGCTCTTCAAAATCCGTGTCAAGAGCAACCCCACGTGTAGCAACGTCCTGCACAAACTCGTCTGAAATGATGTGAAGGACGCGTTTAGCATCCTCAACCATCTCCAGCGTAACAATTGTGGCGAAACCTTGGCGCTTGAACAAACCAGGACTGCCCGCAACATGCATGCCAAGGTAGCACCTACCACCATAATAGCGGTTCTCTGATATCATAAGCGGAGCACCACACATACCAACCTCAGTGTCCATAGCATAAGACAAAACATCTCTGTTAACCTGCTTAACAGAGGAAATCTCCTTCAAATAAGCAAATCCTGAAGCATGCATGACATGTCTGGAAATTTGCTTGCGTCCCTCAAGACCTGTGCTCTGCATAACATCCAACCTAACGGCTGGGGCGGCTTTAATGGCTTTCTGATAAGAATTCTCATCAAGAAAATAATGAGAAATCTTCTTGGCACTTATAGAACCGCGAGGGAAAGCAACAAACTCCACATCATGATCATCAACCAAAGCGCGCTTGTAAGACAAGAATTGGCCAACCGTAATGTGGAACTCAGTTCCATAAATAGCTCGCACAAAGGTCAAACTGGCTTCAGGTGACAATACACCTGAGTCAATCTTCTCCGTAAGCTGCCTAGTAAAGTGTCTAGGCTGCATGGCAAGATTGCTTTCAATAAACTGAATCTGGCCAATAACAACCTCGTCAGTTGTTCCCTTGGCCAAATAAATGCGGTGATTGTTTTCATAGATAATGTTCTGCATGTGGCTACGGTCAACCAAACCGGACTCGGAGCGCACTTTGGATCGAAAGTAAACCTTGGAAGGAACACCTTTAGATTCCTTTATGTTGCTCTGCTCCTTAACACGTCCACGTGGCTTGCCACGGCGGCCCATCATGCGTCCAAAAAGGTCGCAAACCAACCCGTATATAGCCTTGGCAAGAGCAACAACGACGACGAGAGCACCAAGCAACCCAACAAACTTCAAGGAATCTGCGCTCTGGCCCAACTTCGATTTCAAAGATTTGAGCCAGGAAGTAAAGTGCCCAATGCAAGCGCACATTCGCTCTTTGTAAGTGCGGCCGTCTTCCTGAATCTCACCTTCCTCAATCTCGTCACTTCTGGGTATGCCCAAATGAAACATGCGAATGCTGGTCAAAGAATCCTCTGAATACGAATCATGTAAGTTAACTTCGTACTCAGAGGGCAAACCAGATTGCTCCACAACGCTGCAACCTAATCCCTGCAAATAGCGCTCAAGATTAGAAAGCGATTCCTCATGAGAAATGTTAGTGCGTTTTATACCCTCAACAACTTCCTTAATAAGGTCAATAAGCTCTTTACGGGCTCCGCTTTCTTGAGGGTTGGCAAAATCATGTCTCGTCAAATACCATGCGTGCCACGGGTACGCACGAAGAAAATCCTCTTGCGTAACTCCATCACTCGAGAAGAGAAGGTCGAGATTGTGTGAAAACTCCGCCTCGACTTTGGCGTAATCAAGCATACCTTCCTCAGTGCGGTAACCCTCAGAGACCCAAATCTTATAGGGGTGTTTGATACGCCGCACAACGGCTTCAGGTTGGGTGATCAAGACGTCTGCCTGATTGGCAACAGAAGCACAGTTGGTAGTGCCAATAACAAGAGGAGTGTCAAAATAAAACTTCCCCTTGCTCTCCAAATCAGCAAAATTCAAAGCATATGCCCAATTGCCAATCATACGTATCACATTCATGTACTCGTTATCAGACTCGCCCTTCACGGGCTTAATCTGAAAACAATCATCCATGATAAGACACTTCTGATTGGCATAACCATTCCAATACTCGGTGTTGCCTTTTTGCCATAGATTCTTCAAAGCTTCATCAAAAGTGGCCAAACCCGACATGACCAAAATGGTACAAGCCAATTTGGTGACCATTGTGGTCTTACCAAGACCGCTGCCTCCATAGAAACAAAGAAACGTAGGTTCAGGTCGGAAATTCCGTGCAGAAGTAATAACGCCCTGATAAGGAGTCAACAAAATGGAGAGTCGCGCCAAAGCTCGCTCAAGACGCACCTTCAACTTGTCATCGCGAACCGTGGCCTTAAGGCCAATGGCCTCAAGCTGCGTATCAACGGTTTTCAAAAGAACCGTGATATTAATATCCGCACTGTTGCCACGGGATAAGCGCTCAAATTCGTCAACCTTAAGGCAAAAATTGTCCACCAAGCGCTCCGATTCATCAATCCAGCGTACTTCTTCTTTGGAAAACATGCGCAACATGACATTGACAGCCCTCTCGGCATATTTGAGAGCGCTGCGAAATAGCCCCTCAAAACCCTCCTTGGCGCGTTCAAAATTCGCCATGCGCTTCATAAGCTCGCCAAGAGCAAAAGGAACATTGCGCTTAGGCAATATGGAAGCGCACAGCGTAGCACATATCAAGCCTCCAACAGAAGAAAAACCACCGGACTGCGTCTCGGGCTGGAAATACTTGCATATATAAGTCCAAACCTGAGCGCCAAACAGCTTGAGTAAAACTGCTCCACTTAACGCAACCATAACTGGAACGTCAATAAATTGAGAAACCAAAGAATGTGCCAATATGGCAACGGGGACGACCCATATGTTGCCAACAACTGATTTGCAATAAGTTGCAAATTCCTCCAACTTTTGCCGAAAAGAATCCATGAGAGTTTCGCAAGAACCACTCGCTTTCTCAGCGGCACGAACAGCTCTACGGGTGGCAAAAGCCACCGATCCGAGTACGACGCCTGCCAAACCAGCAAAAATTGAAGAAAAGCCTTGCTCTTCAACATCAACAACCTTCATGCGGGCTGCAGCGTCCCTTTCAGCCTTAACATCACGCTCACGCTGCTTCTTAGGCAACATTTTGCGCAATGCCTTAAAACGGGCTTTGGCAGAAACACGTTGATGAGCATCACGCTCATCGCGTTTTTGTTCGGCTGTTTTAACGACCGGCTTAACGGTCGAGTTGATACAGTCAACCAACTGTTGGTTATGTTTGTTTGTATCCATAAGTGTTTAAAAGCACTAAGGCAACAAATTGAACAAAAGAAATTGCCCGTATGAACGTGTCTTGCAACACTAAAGCACTACAGGGGCGTAAGTGCAGTGGCCCGATTGAAATCCGGACTAACTCGAAGATACTACAAATATCAACATTGGGTAACGTACCGGCAACCCCATAATTGGATTTAGCAAAAGCACGACGGTGCATACCGCTTTGTCGTTCCAAAAACGGGGAATTACGCCAAATAGGTGTCCAACATAGTGCAGTCTAAGAGCTATAAAAATAACGGCCGATTTAACGAAAATGCCAACGAAATAATAGCTTTGACGAAAAGCTTGAACGAAATAATAAACCTCAAATAGTACAACGGTTGTACTCCATCCAATATCACACTAAGCAGTGATCGCACATCTGTCAAAGCCAGGTAGCTTAATGCACAAACCAGTGCAAATTGGCATGTTAGTTTACATCCAACTGTTAATGATGGCAAAATAAAATGTGGTTTTAAC